TAGATACCTTCAAATTCAGCAGTCTTAACTTTCTTGATGGATGTTTTGGCATCAATGCCTTTGGCAAACTCTTCATATTCATCTACAGTATCTTCATCTGTAATAGCAACTGAAGCTTTCCATTCATCTGCCTTTGCTGGCTCTCCGGGTTTAACGTAAGCTTTTTGAGCTTTGTTAAGAGACACATAGAGAAGCATACCTGTTAGTTTTTGCATAATATTTCCTTTCGACTATTAATAAAAGACTCTACTTGTAACGGAAGTAGTAACCGAAGTGCAATTATAGCAAACTGCAAATGCTTTGTCAATACTTTATTGACTTTATTTTGGTGCGACAGGAGAGAATTGAACTCCCGACCAAGGCTTTATGAGAACCCTGCTCTAACCACTGAGCTACTGTCGCCAATGTATCATAAACAACACCTAAGACAGTATTAGGTATTATTTATGATGCTTTATTTCTTTTCAAATACAGTGATAGTTTTCTCCACAGGTTGTACTTCATAGAATTCTTCATAGGTAGAACCTTCATAAGAAGCATACCAACCTTGGAATTGAATGAACACAACTTGCATACCATCTGTAAATGAATACACAGACCAGTAATCATAACCTTGATCTTCACCACCGTAACGATCTACGAATTGAAAACTAATACCTGCATCAGAAAGTACCTTACGAAACTCTCCAACTTCCTCTGAATCCCAAGTGATGTTATCATTGACTTCTCCATAAAAGAATTCTCTGATTACATCATCATTGGCTTCTGCAAGTAAAGCTACTAGTTTATCTTTTAACATATCATTTCCTTTCAAGGGTTATAAGTACTAAATACTATACAAGTGATTTCTTGTGGTTTTACAAAACAAAAGTTACTGTACTCGTTACCATTATACGATGAATATTGGCAGTTAATCTTAACATAACCAACAATATTCTCACCTTCAAGTACAGCAAAGATAGTATAAACTGGATATTCAGTCAAGTCGTACTGATCAACAAGATTATTAATTGCACTTTGATTGTACAGTGAATTATCAAAAGTTGATGAATCGTATTTAATACTTAGATTGACCTCACGCAAGTAATCATTGATTTCATGCTGAATGCTACTTTCTGGTTGATTACCAGTCATGTACTCGGCAATATCTTGTTTATTACCTATAAGATATTTATCAAACGCAGTTTTGAAACGTTTATTCCAAGGTAATGCATTTTGAAGTTGCTTGATCTTCTCTGCAGCTTCTTTTTGAATCTGAGCGATATGCTGTTCTACTGTCAGTTCTGCTGCAGCTTTAGTTTGTGCCATGTTCTAGTTCCTTTCTGATGTTGTCAAACTTTATTGTATCACATAAATTGAAGATTTCAGGATAATTATCTATCGCAAAATCTCTAAACCAACCACTACACAATGTAGTACATACTTTATCCAGTGCTTTGAGGTACGCATGTCTTGGTGCATAGTTCCAGTTACTCGGTACAAGAAAACGCTCAATTGCAATGACTTGTGTTTCTTCAGCTACGCACTTGATTTTATCATCAGTTGATAACTTATCCCACAAATCTTTGTCACACCATGCGCTACTTGCATTGCGTTGAAGTTGAGTATACAACGGTTTGTCGTGATACGCAACAAGTTCATGTAAATAATCATGATTGTATTTCTTTTCAACATAGTCATCAAAGAAGTCTTCTACGGATTTCTTCAAGCTTGGATGACCTTGTGGATAAGCTGCCATAGTCAACTTTGTTCTATTCTCAAGGATAAGTTCATCAACTTCTGTAAACCCTGCACGATACTTTGCAAGATGCTTGTGATAGTGCGTAATATGCTTTTGAAAGCTTAGATCACGCCACAGATGACTGCGTTTGATAATCGTCAGTCCAATTGGATTAACGACATGCACACGTTGACCTGCAATATCAATGTATTCATCAGATGCATAACGTTGCAGATCAGAGCTACCTAGTGCATTAAAAGCGTGATGCTCAATGCGTTTAGTATCATCTTCAATTTTATGCAAGCCAATAATGTCCCAATCAGCATTGGGTTTGCACTTGAAGTCAGGACTCCAGTATTCCAATGCACGAGAACCAATCAGTAGGTTTTTCATATTACTCCTTAGTTATAGGAAGAGATACTAACACAACTCCTGCATGTGGGAAGCACTCGTTTGTTAATCTGACACACCACCATCACTTTTATCTCTTACTATAACTGGCAGTCCCTAAACTGCAATTATAGTGTCTTGTTACATCCGGGCGACAACCCTTTGGCCTTGGAAATCCGAAGTGTACCACGCCATCAGTACATCTCTTTTTAATGATAGGGTTTGCACCTACCTCGCATCGTACTTTGTTTCTAGGGATTTGAAACTCTGCAGAGGATCGGGACTAAATTCTGGTACGGCGTAGTGGAATCGAACCACTATTGAATGCTTAGAAGGCACTTGCACTATCCGTTGTACTAACGCCGTGATATCTCAATTATACATCAGTTTTCAACTCCAAGTCAACATTTCGTAAAATATTTTCTTTGATGTTCAACACAGCTAATTCATTCAGATCAGACTGAGGCATCGACATGCTAGATCGTAGCACACCATTGGTATCAAACTGCTGTAATGTCTGGTATTGCTTATTATACTCGTATTTGTAGTTCATGATCCACCTGCATCGTAATATTTCATCAAATAATTGTAGACTGTTCTTGGTGCTACAGAAAAGATGACTTCAGGGGTATCATCACAGAAAGCCTTGTTAGGTGATTTCCACCAGTTATCAACAAGATTTTTACCAAGCAATGCAGTCAGCAGAGCATCACAGCGTTTACGTAGAATCTCAGCTTCAGTTATCATAGTTCCATCCTCCAACATCGTGTGTTTTAAATGTAGCTTTTGAGAGATTGATTACATGCTTAGGTAGCACTTTAGATGTACCAGCAAACCATTCGTCCTCAAAGCAGCATTGCATCTGTGCTATATCATGTTCGTAAATTGCTTGGTATACCCACCAAGGTAGTGCTCCCCAACTCATAATCAATCCTTTCTTAGTGAACTTCTTTCCAGTTCTTACCAACTTTACCTTCTCCGACTAGCGGTACTTTAATCTTCAGAAGTGTACCAGCTTTAGAGATGGCTTTTTCAATCATGTGCGAGACTTCTTCAGCGACTTCCTCTTGGCATTCATACTCAAGCTCGTCATGAAAGTACCCAATCCTGCGAACAATGCAGTTTTTGTACAAATAGTAAGGTCTGCGCTTTTCATCAAACTTTAAGCCACCAAGCCACACATCCATAAAGCAACCAGCATAGTCCATCGAGATACCGCCGCAACTCTGAAAGATAGTATTAAGCAATGCAGACTTCTTTCGAGTAAGCAAGATTCTACCATCAATCGCTGGCAAATATTTCTTCTTACCTACAGACTCCCAGTATTTTTCTAGGCTTTTCTTTAGTTCAGCAGTACCGGGATTAGCTGCCCAAAACGCTTCTAGAGCCTCTTTACCGTACTGTTCAGGGATTCCGAGGGTAGAGGCTACCTTTGGTGCTGCAGCGCCGTACAGAATCGCATAGAAGCCGTTCTTTGACTTGTTACGGTAGGGTTTCCATTTGGGATTCTCCTTATCAAAATCGGGTGAGTTATAAATAGCTGCAACCTCGTCATAAATGCTACCATAGAAAGCATTGGCATTTTTTGAGTGTACATCTCCTTTAAGCAATTCATCGGCAGTTGCACCATCATCATACTTGTGTGTGTAGTGCCCTTGCACTCGACCTTCCAATGCAGCAGCATCGCCAGCAGCAATCAGGTAGCCATCCTCTGCAATCCACAGCTCACGAAACTCGTAGCCAAGTAAAACTTTTGGATCAGCTTTAGGTACATTAACTACAACTTTATGCTTTTGACGATGTGTTGCAGCAATGCCAGTGCGGCCTGCACCAATACGACCATCATACACAATGCGCTCGTTCTCAAGCCACCCTGTAAGTACTGAAAGTCTATTACGAAGTGACAACCACTTAACTACATCCTTTACCAAATCACCATCAAGTTTCTCTAGGTTTGGACATAGCTTACCAGTCTCCTGAATCTTAGGCGAAGTTGGGATTAGCTGCCTTGTAACAGGGTCACGCATATGTTTACCATCTGGACCTTTTTTGTAGTTAAACAATGTAGGTTTCCACCCTTGCTCTAGGAACCAATCTTTCATCTGGTCCTGATTTGCCATTTCCATTGGCAGCTTAACATCAAGAATTTTGTCAGGTTGAACCTTAACTTCCTTGTCATAGAACAGCCACAGGTCATCGCCGATATGAATAGCTTTGTGCTTCTTTGCGAACTTTTCCCATGTAGTAGAGTACTCACCATCTTTACGGTAAGGTTTAGCTGGCATCTTGTATTCTTTTTCTTCAGTCTTTTTAAGACCTCGTGGTGGTAACTGCGGTTCTACTCGCTGACGAATATCTTCCATCATACCTTCGATTCTAGTCTTTAGTTTACCTGCAGCATCAACGTCAAACTTCCAACCTGAAAGCTCTTGACAACTCATAAGGTAGAAGCTCTTCTGGCCAGACTTAAAGTGCCGAGGCCATTCAGCATCATCCCAAGTTCCGTACACATCAATCCATTCAGCGATGAGCGATTTAAAAACCATCTTACCAATCAAAGTATCACGTTCACAGTATTTATCCATGATCTCATTGTATTGCATGAATTCTGCACCTTCAGGAGAATCTGCAGTAATAGCACCTGCAGTGACCATTTCTTTTCTGAAGTCAATCTTAGGCATATCAAACTTATTACCCCAATATTCAATTGAGTGACGCTCACGATCAGGATTAAGGTACATAGACATATAGTATGTATCTGCAAAGTTTACAGGAATACCTTCCAATGTATCTGGACCTACAGAGTATTCAATGCCCATTACGAACATCATCACAAAGATATCATAGCCAAGACCATTGTGAAAGCATACATTAGGTGTGTCGTACTTCTCAACCCACGCAGCAAACTTAGTCTTAGCATCCTTATCTTTGAACGGATATAGCTTCAGCTTCTCATTGCTGTCAAGGTCTTCAAGGCACATCACCCATACATTCTTAGCCTGAAAGATAAAACCATCTGCTTCAATGTCAATAGAAAAACCGTTATATTTCATAGTACTCCTTTACAGTTGACGCATTATAGCATCTTCTCTTCGCTTTTCCAAATAAATCCACGATAAGATTTCTTGTGCCCGTTACAAACACTGTAGATAGCTTTGTCATGCCAATCCGGATGTGCAAGCATGATTTCACGAATAGAATTCCACTCTTGTATTAGTTCACCTGAAATCTTACAATATTGATAGAACTTTAGTACAGACTTAGCTTCTGCAACTTTCTCTGCCATTGCTGCTTTCTTGGCTTCATCTTTCCACAGCAGTTTGGAATTTTCAGATAACTTAGCTTTCCATTCCGGTGACTTCATCCAATCGTACATACCATCTTTGAATTGCTGAGACTTGATTTCTGACATTCTGGATTTCTGTTCTTCACTCCACCTATTGCCGTAGTTGGGATTTCCATCGCCAAGAAATATAAGTGAAAATATTTCACGAGTCTCTTGATGGACAATACTTGCAGTTGAGCTATCCCTGCGAAGGTTATAGCCAAAGTCCCTTTCACAAGACCTGTAAAAATCCATCCAATAGAGTTCACGATCTTTTAATAACTGTTCATCAATCTCAGATAAAGCTTCAAGAATTGTAAACTCAAAGTTATCTAATCCGTATTTTTGAACTGCATTGTGTAGGTGCCTATTTGTCTTTTTCTTATCACGTTCTACTTTTACAAGTACCGCCTTGTGTGCTGAAAATCTGCTCTCAATATTGATTGACTTGCCGATGTACTTTTTATCGTTAATCTTGTTCCTGATACAGTATATTCCAATAGTCATTTTAATCTCCTAAAACTATATTGTATCATGGTTGTACCCGAATGTCAAGAGTAAAAAGAGGGCCGAAGCCCCCCTTGTTAAAATCCTGAGTTGTTCTCTGCAAGCCACCCATCTAAGTTGTGCAAAGTATGAGTGTCGTTATCATAGTAGACGTTACCAGCAGGTCCAGTCAATCCACAAATACGATTCTTACTGAGTACAACTTTGGTTGTATTGCGTTCGGTTGGGTCTTCTGCGTATTTATTTCGACTTAGCAAAATGTTAGCTGAAGCTGATTTAATAATAGTAGAACTACCCTGAATTTCTTCTTCTGTGAATGCACCACCCTGTGAAGAGTTTTGTACTCCAGAAGCTGATTTACGAACGTGGTTAATGAAGATCAAAGTTACATTGTGACTCTTAATGATACCCTTGGACCATTTCATAAACAATGCTTGGTCTTCGTTTGATAAACCATCAAGAATGTCCTGCAAAGGATCAAGCACAATAATTCTACAACCGCATGATACCACAAGTTCTTCTACTGTATCTTGAATCTCTTCGATTGTACCATCACGGTTATCAAGTAGGTAAAAGCGATGTTGACCATCTTCATTGTAGAAAAGCTCATTTGCTTTATCACATACTTTGTCAGATTCCAACAAGTCTTTCTTTGCATTGTCATCTTGAATCAACGATAGTTTGCGACTCAAATGCCGACCCAGTAAAGTCTCTCCATATTGACCTGAATCTAACTCCATAGAAACAATACCGATTTTATGCGGTGAATTGAAAATCCAGTGGTAGATCATTTCATTAACGAAAGATGTTTTACCAAGACCAGTACCTGCAGCAATATTGATGATGTGACCCAATGGTAGACCACCAACAAGCATTTCGTTGAGTGTATTCATAAATGGTGGAAACGGTACTTTTGCAACTGTAGCTTGAGCTAGAATCTTATCGTACAGTTCACCAGAACCAAGTACACCAACTGGCGTGTATCGCTTTGCTTCATAGAAGTTGCGTACAAACTCTTCCTCTTTACCTTCTTCAAGATAAGTATTAGGGTCTTTGTATCGCATGTGCATAATCTTAACTTTACCCTTGGGTAGAGCCTTGACTACTTCTTCTGTTGCTTCTTTACCAGCTTTGTCATTGTCATAGCACACAATAATTTGATCGAAGGTGTCGAAGAAACGATATTGAGCAGCAATTTGTTTGTGTGAATTAGCACCAGTAGTAGGGCTAACAACAGCAGTTTCATAACCAGAACCACGATTCTTGTTATAGTCCGAAAGCATTTGATAAGCAGATAACGCATCTAATTCACCTTCTGTGATTAGAATATATTTTCCACCACGGTTAAATTTAAACTGCATGAACAATTCGCATTCAGCACCAGTGCGACCTTTAGAATAAAAGTTCTTTGGTACTTCACGAATTTTGTATCCTACAATCTGACCATCTTGAGTAGCTGGATAATATTGCTCTTCAACATCACCATCTTCATCATACGCATAACGTACACCAAAAGGCTTTGTGGTTTCATCTCTTAGTCCACGAAAACCCTTACCAGCAACACCAGTTACAGATTTGATGTAATCATTCTCTTCCAGTGTCATAGCAGGTTTACCACTAGGTTTAATTTCCATACTCTTTTCTTCCTTTGTAATTGATGTTCTAACTCGTGTAGTCTTCTTGGAATTTTGTTCCTTGAATTCACTAGATGGTACAGTATGTTCACAGACAAAGCAATGCGAAGAACCACCTTCATACACTGCCTTGCCATCTGAACTACCGCACTTTTCGCAATTGGTGTGATTTACGAAATTTGCCAATTCTACTCCTTATTTATTTTCTGTGCGAAGTTTGTTCCAGATTTTGATAGCTTCATCATAACCTTGCCACTTATCAACACCTGCTGCTTCTAAAGCATCTAGAAATAAAACTTGTGATTGTAATTCTTCGTACTCAATAGCACAAACTGTAATGTATTTTCCTTCTTCAATCATTTTCACTCCTTATTCATTTTTGATCAACCATTTATTTGAGATAGCCTTAAAACTACGGTCATGAATACTATTACTCTTAAATACAAGACCTTCACGTTCAGAAGCATTAAGTTCTGATTTACCTTCAGCTTGTGCAAGAATACCTGAAACACTTTCACCTACAAGCGAAATATCTTCAGCAAGAATTGGTACATGCTTTAGACCTAAACGCTCACATGCAGCTTTAAGCTGGATTGGCAAGATGTATTGCCCTGTGTGAGTATTGTACATGTCGTAAACGTAGAAGTCAAGCTGTGTTTTGTACTGATTACCTTGAATGCCTTCACCGATCATTTCACCTTGGATTGCCATACCCTTCATAAAGTTACGGCGCATGATATCTTCAATTTGAAACTTACGTGCTACTTTCCAGAATGAATTTGCATCGTCTTCTTTCAGATCAAGATTGCGTGAGCATACGTGAAATACGTCTTCATCATCCAAATAGAAAGTGCAAGATGAACCATCAAGTTTTTCTGTAACAGACCAAGTGTCAAGCATGAATTCATCGAAAGATCGAGTAAGGTTTTGAATGCGCTCTTGATCAGTCTTTGGTACTGCAGAAGGGAAATTGCCTCGTGCCATACCAGCGAGTTGAGCATTCATTGGGCGTTCCCACTTTAGGATACCAAGTAGCTCTGTTACATCATTTGTTTCATCGGAAAGAGTAGCGACAAATTCACCTAGATTCAAAGCATCCATATGTAACAACAAACCCTGCGATAATTGACCACGTAGTTTTACTGTACGCAAGCGTTCGCCTTTTACGCCTTCAAATTCTCTTGGTTCTTTACCTTTGGATAAGAATGGTGCTAGTTCTGTTGGTATCCACGCATCAATTTCTACGTAACAAGCTAAAGAATCAACCTGAAATTCACCCTTCTTTACTACCACTTTCCAACCATCGACTACAGCCACTTCAATAGCATCTGCACCTTCGATGGGTTCAATCGCTGCGATCTTACGAATTGTTGCTAACTTTCGTTCACTCATAATTTACTCCTTTGTTTATTTCCGGCATTGTATCACAAATCATCCTTGTGCCGGATACCAACCAGCACAGGGAATCTGGGGACATTATACCCGTTTCCAACATCAAAATACTTAACCTTTGCAAGTTGACCCATCAAAGCTTCCCTGCGTTCCCACAAGTCCTCTCGAATAGCATCAGTCATACCACTACCACAACTGAATGTATCGCCTTTAGAGGTGCATAGAATCAACGCACCCATTGTATCTAGGGCTACCATACCATCCTTAGCTGTAGAACGCGCTGTACGCCCTAATTCATTGGTCTTTGCTTCATTGGTGTTGGTGTACTTAGGCTCCCAACCAATGATTTCAAATTCGCTATCAACAAAGCGTTTTACTTTTTGTAGCTCAGGGTTCTTTGTACCAGAGCGACCGCATTTGTATAAACTATGTGGAGATTTTAACATGACACCTTCAGCACCCTTTGCAAGAAATTCAGCTTCGTATTTATCAACCTCTTGTTGTGTCTCTACGTAAAACTGAGGTAGAAATTTTACACGATCTGGCAATTCAGTTGGAATTTTACCAATACGTGTAGTGTATTCTGCTGGATAGTACATATCGAATACCCAGAAGGTAAAGTTAGGTTTGCCCTCAATACGCATCACACCAGAAGTACTTTGGTTAAATACGTCAGGTGCATTTTTATCCCCAACAACTAGTTCACCATCCATACCTTCCAAAATTTCTGCATGTTTTTTCACATAATCCTGAATACTTAGATTTGGAATAAGTTTTAGACTACGACTATACGCTACACCGCCAAAGATGATACAACGAATACCGTCTAGTTTTTCGGACAGATAGTATGGAAAATTCTGTGTTTTTACTTTACTGTGTTCAATAGCTAGTAATGGTTTAAAACCTTCAGGGATTGTCATTGTTTGTCCTTTCAGATGTGTGTCTATCAGAATAACCTAGTTGACCTAAGTTTTTTAATTTTAAATTTGTAAATTCAATGTGTTCATCTCTCCATTCAATCGCCAATTGCTTTGCAACAGAATCACCTAGTTTCTCACAACTAAATTTTTTCCTGTGATAACAACCATTCTCATCATGGTAGCCAGCTTCCCAGTAGTAGTTGTACTTTGTCTTGGTTCCATTAATAATGCACACATATCGTACACCCATTTTTCCGGAATGACTGACCGTAGAAATTTTTCTGTTTCTTTGGTTTTCAGCAATAGAGGCTACTCTTAAATTACACAACTTATTGTCTAATCCGTTACCATTATAATGATCTACAACCTTATTTTCAAGATCAAAGTTGTTTAGTATCATTACTACTCTATGAGCTTGATAACACTTACCATTTACATCAAATTCATAATACTGTGTATTCCTACCATCACGGATAGAACCTGCACTTTTGCCGATCCTATTTCCAGAAAACTTAGAATTTTTTATCCAGATTAGACAAGATGGACTAGATTCATCATATATTAGGTACTCTTTTAGTTCCTCAATATCTTTTTCAGTTATTTTTCTAGGTTTTGGCATTAAAGTGTTCCTAAACTCATTGCTGCACCACCTGTAAGATCATATTAACACCTTGGATAACCATCTGCTGTTCCATAGGATTCAACTGATGCCAAGTGCGATTGTCACCAAACTTAGCTGCTACTGCAGTCCAAAACTTTTCTACATCAGACATTTAAACCTTCCTTTCTATATGCAAGTTCTTTCATCAACAAGTCCTCTACGTAAGTACCATTGATGTGCTGTTGAGTGTCAAGTATAGCACGAATATGTTCGGTATCCATAGCATGCAGTAAAATATAAATACCATGTGGGATATGCTCACCATTCTTACCATATGATTTCCAAGCAAAGTTCCTACGGATAGTTTCAAAAGTATCACTAAGGTATACATCCATTGCCTGAGCAGGTGTTGCATTTAAGCTACGGCGCAAGTAATCGTTACCACCATCTACGATGTAGATTTCACCGGATACTTTATCTAAGTGTTCTTTGTAGTCATGTCGGTGATAGCTACGCAGGTATGTACCATCGGGGCACATTATGGCATTTGCAATTATTTGATCATTTTTCATTATTATTCCTATGTGTATAATATTTTTCTTCGGCTTTTTCTCTGGCTTCTATTGCCAACTCAAGACTAGAGTAGATACCTACTGTTATTCGCTTTCCGTGACTTTGAATCCTGACTTGCCATTTCTCTAAATCTTTTCTCCAGTTTATACCTGTTGTACCACTTGAATTATCTTTACGAACATTAGTATTCTCTTGATTTTGTTTATTAGTTGCAAGTCTTAAATTTTTAAATCTGTTATCCGAACGAACTTTATTGATGTGATCAATTTGATTAGGTGGATAAACGCCATTCATGTACAACCAAGCTAATCTGTGTGCTGAATGACCTTTTGAATTTATAGATATTTTAACATATCCTTTATCATTAATTGCTCCGGCTATATCATTACTTTTTGTTCCTATAGATTTATTTATTTTCCAAGTAAATATACCAGTATCAGGATTATAGTTTAAAATAGATTTTAAATATTCTTGTGATATAGTTTCAGTAGTCATCTTCGTCACTCCATGTGTCTACAATTTCAGGGTCATGTGCTGTTGGATCAAAGAATTGTAATGCATATTTGATAGCTTCAGCTTCATTGCACACATCATCAATCACCATTGTTTCTTCAACTTTAATAGTTACAAAATATTTCATATTATCTCATAGCAATAAAAGGAGAGCCGAAGCTCTCCCTGTGTTACTTAATATTGACCATACCTTTGAAATCCATTGGTACAACAATCGTATTTACACGACCTGCTGCAATACCTTCTGCGATCTTCATTTGTGCTTGAGCTTGCATATAAGCGATTGATTGACCAGAGTTAGAACTCAGTGCAGCCATTCGCTCAGATTCTTTCTTAGCAATATCAACTTCAGTTTGCTTAATCCTTAGTTCATTTTGAGCACGAACATACTCAGTAGCAGACTTCAAGATTTCAGCATTGGGTAGAATATTACGCACTTGCACAACAGTCAATGTAACAGAATTATCCAGCTTTTCGGACTTCAGTTGTTCAAATACAACATCACGAATCTGCTCTTCAATCTTTGCACGATTATCTGCAACTTCAAGTGACTTGTAACCACGCACAACTTTGTAAGCTGCATTGTTAACAAGAGTACTCATGTAGCTGTGCATCAAATAAATATCACCTTTGTGTTCAGTGTGAAATGATTTACTTTTGGTTGAATAGATTTCTGCAACTGAAGATGGGTTAAGACCGTACACAACTGTAATGTCAAAATCAGCAAGAGGACTATTATCTGCAGTCATTGGTGTTTTGTTATCCAAGTTAACAGAAATATCTTTTGTTGGGAAAGTCAATATTGAACCAACCATTGTCTGATTCCATGTTCCCGGCTGCAGTTCATTACCTTCAATTTGTTTAGATGCTGTAAGGCGCACACCAACCTCACCTGTTTCAATGCGAGTACAACCTACAGAAGCCAACGCAACTGCAACAGCAAGAATAACACTTTTAATAAATTTCATAAATACTCCTTTGATTAAAACAAAATAACAATACCAGCCAGAATTGACACAGCAATGAATCCGAAGAATAGCAAGTATAGCACAGTTTTTACTGCTTTCCACTTTGCAGATGCATCTGACTCTTTAAAAAAGAAAAAGACCATTGCTACAATCAGTGTTACTAATGATAGCACAAAAATTAGTTTGATCATTCGTTAGTCTCCTTAAATAATTTCAGAACTTCTCTTACTGCAGGTAAATACATGTCAGCTTTTCCACCCCATGACCAACCTGAATCAATGAAGATACTCTCGATTTGTCTGTCGGTTAGGTCAACCCATTCTGAAGGTTTCTTACCTGCTTTATAACCATCAGCATAAGCTGCATTAATAGCTTGCTTTACTTCTTCAAGTGCATTCAAAGCTTCTTGTATTTTACTCATGTGTTCTTCTCCTTTAACCAACTTTCAACAAGTTCTGCCAGCATAACATCAGATTTTCCACCTTGAATTTCAAGAGACAACTTTTGTTCATCCGTCAATCCAACCCATTGCCGCCTTGCTGCGGGTGGGGTGGTGTAGAGGGGCGTCAAGTTTCGCACCATCTCGTCTATGTAAGGTTTTGTTGGTGAAAAAACGCTGTGCGCCCACTGTCGTTCACGCAGGTCGTTTTCACGGTACTTTGCAAGGTCGTACCGCCACGCCACAGGCTCCTGCACAGGTACTGCAAGGGCTTGCTCACACGCTATTTGTGACTTCAGTTCTCGACCTTGCATTTGCATTAACTCAGCTTCCAACCGAGTATTACGTGCCCTCAACAAACGATTCTCTTGCTCTAGTTCTTCGATTGCATTTATCATACGCTCTTCTACTGTACTCACATGTCCCTCCATTTCCATCCAAAAGTTTCTTCTGTGTTTTTAATCTGCTGTTCACTTGGTTTTGTAAACACACAAAACAATGTACAAGGTCCAGCACCCGTTGGATTATCCGGTGGATCAATGACCCATGCACCTACAGGTTGTGGTGGAGTATACATCTTAAATGTATCATTTGGAACTGCATAATCATTCATAGTTTTCCTTACATTGGTGTGTCAATAGTGGAATTTTCAGTTTTGTAAATAACCATCCAAGGTAGCCAACGTTTTCACTACATCGTGTGCAAACATAGCGTACTTCATGTTTTAACTTCACAATTTCTCCATCTTAATATTACGAAGTGAAGGACTCTTACGCATTTGCATCAGATGCCAGCTTGCACTTTTATCATCACAAGCGTAAGAACGATTGCTGATTGTACCATCGTTTTTAACTTCTTGCCATGTTAGACGAATATTTTTAATGTCTGTTTTCTTTAGCTTCAAGGTAGTTCTCCTAGTTCTTTCAACAATTTACTTAACACAAGTGACAACTGATAGTCTCTTTCACTCTTAGGTTCATAGTAACCACCACAGCATAAGATGTATGCACTTTGTATTCGTGCAATAGCTTCTTGGTAATTGTCATTCAAATCCAATTGTCGCATTCTCTGTCCTCTGGTTTAACTGCAGTAAATCGGTTGTGTATGATGTACCAAGCTTCGTAGTTGACTTGCATT